TCCATCAGTTCCATATTGTATTCTTAAAGCAGCCTCACCATTAACACCCGCTTCTTGAACAAAAGCTTCTCCTTTTACAGTTAAGGGCGCAGCAGGGCTCGTAGTGCCTATTCCTACGTTGCCGTTGTTTTTAATTCTTAAACGCTCTGATAATACAGTGCCTTCAGCCGTATTAAAAGCTAAATAACCATCGGGGGACGGGTCGGCATTATGTCCCACTATTGAAGCTACAACAGCATTTGTATCTGTTGCAAAAAACTCAATCTTACCTATTTCAGCATTAGTAACTGCTGTTGAGTCTGTATCTGTAAACCTTAAAGTATTTAGTGCCGTTCCTAAATTGTTATTAGAAGCAAGGTCGAGCATTGTCTGCGGACTTGTTGTTCCTATTCCTACCCTGTTATTAGTGCTATCTACATAAAGAGTGTTTGTGTCCACTATTAGCCCTCCGACTGTAATAGAGTTAGTAGTAGTGTTCCCTAGTGTTGTTACTTCATCTAAAGTGTCTGCAGCATCATCAGCATACAACTCTGTGAAGTTGCTGTTTACCGCAATAAAAGCATCTCTCAGATTACTCCCTGTATGATCATTTGGATTTGTTCCAACATCTATATTAATTCTTGCCATATCGTATTTCTCTTATTTAAATGCCATATATAAGTAGTTTCTTCCACTAAAATTAACCGCACCGCCTGCACCTTGTAATTCAAAACCATCAGACAAAAAATTCAATTCATACACAGTTCCGTGGTCAGTATCGATTGCGCTTGTATCAGCTTCAAGTTGTAAATCAGCAGGATTTGTTGGATTTCTTTTATTGTCATATATAAACCAATTACCTCCTGCAACATCATAAAGTTTAATCATTACCCAACTTGGTGCAAAATCTAATGTAATTTTATTAGTAGAGCTATTGCCTGCATAAGCACCTATCTTACTATATCCTGCAACTGAATGCCAACAGTATGCAACACCTGAACCTGTACAAGAAACTCCTAAAGTAAATACAGTTGATGTTGGTTGTGTGTTATTCCAAACACTTGAAACAGTTAGAAAAGCATCGGTTCTTTGTAAAGCTAATCTACCTAAATGACCATTACCGCCATTAGCAGCTTGAGCTAAAACTTGCCAATAGTTTGCGTTGCTTGTTAATGACTTCCAGATAATTAATTCAGGGGCTTGGCTTAATCCGTGTCCTACTGTGCTGACACTTGCATTATTCATAGTTACAATACTAAACCCTGCGGCAGTATTTGCACTAACATCTGATGCAATAGATGGAGTAGAGCCTGTAATTGAATTTACTCCGATATTGACCGCATCGCCTCCGCCTTTCCAATTCCAAGCTACAAAGTCTTGACCACTTTGATTTATATCACCTGCTTCTGATGGGGCTATAAAACCATTAGCTTCAAAAGAGGCAATTCTTTGACCACTTGCCGTAGCTTCTGCATCAGTTCCATTTGCCTTTAAAGAACCTGCACTTGCACCTCTAACGGAATCAAAAAGTCTATTATTACTTGCAAAAGTTCTACCCTTAACCCATAAAAGGTCAGGCTGAAAACCTACGTTTGAAACATAACTTGCAGCACCCTCATACAACACCGCCTTAAAGTTAGATGTATCTACTTCAGATTTTTCGTTGTATAGTTCGGTTACTTGGCTACTTGTAAGGGCAGATGAAAATAATCTTACTTGGTCTATAAAACCACTCCAAGCGTATGAATTAAAAGTTGAATACCCCGCTGCTCTATTATCTAATGCCCCTATATATAAAGGTACTGTATTAGTGTTTTTAGTTTGTGAGGTAGTTGTTGTAGCTGCTACATTATTAAGATAAGTTTTTAATTGCACTCCATTTTCCCAAGTTATACAGTAATGATACCAATTACCATTTGATACAGTATTAGGGTGAACGCTTGAAACATTACTTGAAACACCACCTCCGTAATATACATAAGTAGCAACAGTACCGTTATCATTAAAAGTTAATAATAATTCCGCATCTCCTGAACCTGAATAATACTTTCCTAATGGCGCTCTGTATCCTGACGAACCATCAATATAGTCAGGATTAAACCAAAACGACAAACTAAAGTCAGAGCCTAAAGATGTAATTCCTGTATCTATATAACTACTTGCTAAAGCAGGAAATTTAGCTGCTTGACCATAACGCCCAAACCTGTATTCTATATTTGATTCAGTACCATCGTAGCTACCTTTTTCATCCTCTGCTGAATTGTCTAATTTGTAATACGCAAGATTAGTAGTAGGATAGTCGTTATCAGTTGTAGTTGCAGTATATACACAAGCCTGTTCTGCGTATAGGGTGGCTATTTCGTCTACTCCATTATTATCTGTTGATAATACTCTGTTGAATATTCTTACTTGGTCTAAACTTCCTGTCAAATATGCTTGACCATTATTGTTTGTTCGACCTTGACCGATATAAAGATTTGTGTTTGCTGCCCCACCATAACTAGTTGCAACTCTTGCAAAATTAGTGTCTTGAGTTCCGTTAACGTAAACTTTTGAAGCAGTACTACTTGAAGTAAAGTCATCAGTTATAACAATGTGATTCCAAGTATTAGTGTTGAATAAAGACATATTGCTTGACCTAAAAAAATCACCTCGTTTGCTTATATAGTCCAATCTCCCACCTGAATTAGCGATAGCTGTGGTAAACCTGTTTATAGTTGTAGTGCCGCCTACAGTATTGTTACCCCCAAATATAGGATTGAAATCTCCGCCTTCCCAATATATCCATACAGATAAAGAAGCAGAATTAAAACTTGTTAAGTCTAATCCTGTAATTATTTTACTACTACTCCCATTAAATCTTGCACCATAGTTTATCTGTCCTCCTACTCCAAAGGTTACATCGGTAGGTGTGCCATCGTAACTACCACTTGCATCGGAAGCATCGTAGTCCAAAGAATATAACGCCACTCCATTTAAATCGCCAAATGGGTCTGTGGAATCAGTAGTACAAGCCGCAGCAGCCGCAGCACCTGTATTTATTAGTCTTTTGCCTAAAGCCATATTATTCTATTTCATCAGATGGGAAAAATTGTACGTTGTATTGCAATGCAGTCTTGTAAGACTTCTTAGCATTTACCTCAGCTTCTAATCTATCAGCTTCTGTAAGTATTCCTGCTCTTTCTGTTGCAACATCTGAACTAATATCAATATCCCTTTCTGATTTTCTTATAACTTGCCAGTCAGTAGGTTGTAGTAACTTACCTGCCTTAGACTTAATCTCTGCAATCTTACTTGCTTTGATGTCGGCTATCTTATATCTCTTTTCTGTTTCGCCTGTTGGCTCCCCATCTTCTCCGATAACATCTACCTCTTGACTAAAGTCTATATCAGTAACATCATAGGTTACTATTGAATTATCTTCGTCAAAGTATAATCCACCCTTAGTTTGTGTCTGTGGGTCAAAACTTGGCTTTACAACATCGTAAATACCAATAGCTTTAAGTTCTTCTTTAGATAGATTGTTGGCCCCTCCTAAAATATATTTAGTAGGAGTCTTTAGTGAGTTAGGTAAACTCTTGTATATGGTTACTATTCTACCGTTTTCTACTGCTGCTTTCATAATTATATACTTTGTGAGATTGATAGGAAAAATGTGTTAGCGGCAGTACAAGCAACTTGAATAAAATTTACTGCTCCTGCGGTAGCACTATAACTACCTGCAATAGTAGTAACTGTTATTCCACTGTTAAGTGTCAATCCAGAGGTTCCTCCTGAATCTGTTATGATAATGTCTTTCACATCGCCTATTGAGGCGTTTGTGAAATTCAATTCAATTGAAATACCTGATGTTATTGTAAACACCGCTGCGGTATCAAAGTCTAAACTTAATGTTGATGCGGGAGAAACAGCAGAAGATCCTCTTAAGCTGTCTCCAGTCCCACTCTGACCATAAATGTCAGTAGTCATATTGTTAACCTTAATAAAGGCGGCTCTGAGCGTATCCCCATCGCCTAAGTCTCCAGGGTCCGCGCCCACTCCTATTGTTTCTCGTGCCATAATTCTATTTTGTTATATCAATGTTTGATCTGCTGTTATTTCCGTACTATCTACTGTATATAATGTACTATCTACTGATAACTCAAGTATATCTGATACCCAACAAGTAGGAGCTGAGGGTATATAAATAGCATCTGTTGTGTCATCTACATCTCCCCACCAGGAAAAACAATATATCCTACCCCAATTTATTCCGTTAGCCATATTACTTCTTTATTCTTTTTAGATAGTTAGTCAATTTTATTATGTTAGCCACTTTAGGCTTATATGTTTTAATTATATTACCCATCCGCCATATGTTGGGTCTTTATCTGGATACATACCAGTATCCTGCGCTCCGGTATACTCCGGATAATCTCCACTCTTCTCGTCTATGAAATCAAAAAACCGATTCACATAGAAGTCAGCAAAGTCTTTTGCCCTTGCTGTTAAAGAATCCAGCTCACTCTTTGTAAGAGTGTCACTAGATTCAGTAGTATGTTTAAATATACCTCCGTTGCTGATTTGATAAGCAGCAAAAGGAATATAGCTATATTGACTATACCATATAAGCATAGGTTTAATATGACTATTCAGTAACGTCTTGTATGCAGCATTGGCGGAATCGTCAAGAGTTCCGCCAGTGATCAAACTTTGTATCTTCTCGTATAACTTAGTACCCAAAAAGTTCTGTATGTGTATATCCTGGGCCACCTCAACAAATTGAATTAGCTTATCTGTGTCTAAAGCTCCGTCTATGATAGACTTCCGCTTTAACTCCGTCATTGTTATAAATAATGCCTTACTCATCTTCTTCGGTAGGTTTTTCCTCAACAACAGCCTCAGAAACGCTCTCAGAAGCCTCCTGCTGAACGATCTCCTCTTCTTGGACATCTTCTACAGCAGAAAGTTTTTCTCCCGTCTCCTCTTCTCTCTTGATCTTAGTCTCTATGTTGTCTAGTTCTGTAAATTCTATTGGTTGTAGGGTAACAAAGTATAAATCCAATGAAATGTCGTTATATAGCAACAATTCTTTGAATGCATCGAGTAACATCTGCTGAAATGGTCTAATTACCATATTATCCATCAAAATAGATGCTGTTCTAAGCTCTTCAGCGTTATTTCCGAACCCAGTGTTGTCTTTTATCCCTAAAAGGATAGGAGACACTACTCCGTGACCTATCATTATCTTTTCTCGGCTTTCTTTGGCCAAAAACTCATATTGAGCGTGTGCATCCGGAAGATTTATTGGGTCTATGTTAGATTGGTTCTCTGAACCATCATTAAAGGCCAAAATAAACCGCCCTGCGTTGCTAGTACCACTAAATTTATCGTAAATCTTACGTTCAATCAATTCCTGGACCTCTTCATTAGGTATTCCGTTATTGAAATTGATCAACATACTTGGCTGAAGGCCATTTTGTATGTTTGATAAGTGATAATTGCTCACTTCTTCCTCCAAAGTAGCATATTGAAGGCATCCTTGGTAATCTACGGGTGAATAATAGTAAAAACCAGCCTTGTAAGGTTTAATAACGTATAATTCAATACGCTGAGACCTCGTACCATTACGATAAGTAGGAATCTTCTTAGGTTTGTCACTAGGTTTAATGTTTTTCCAGTCACTATGGTAATAATACGCTTTAATTTTGCCGTCTTCTGCCTTCTCAGCACGCAATGTTTCCATTGGGAAGTGATACAGTCCGGCTATTTCTTTTTTTCTGTTCTTATAGACCACTTGAATGGCCGCTTGGCCAAGCATTTTGTAGTCTGTCACTATTTTTCTTACATCAGTGGCATTTAAAATGCTCTTCATTTGAGCGAACATAAGAGGCTTTTCCTTAGAATCAGTAGCATCAAGACCTCTACCGTAAATCATATCAGAAATACCATTGATACATCTACTATTGGTTGGGCTTCCTAGATACCTCTCAATTAACTCACCAAAATAGTTATTATCTTCACCATACTCGACATAAGCATTCCTGCTCTTCTCGACTATTTTAGGTACTTCGTACCCGGTTAGATTTACTACTTTTACATTCTTCATACCATTATATATTGTTGACTACTGTCACCAGAATCGCTTTCCGTGTACTTCCCGCCATTTATAGTATATACTGAGTTTGATAAATAAGAGTCGGTGCAATAAGCTTTATCTCTAAATAAGAGTGTTGACCCGCTGAAAATCTCATAGTTGTAAATACTGTTATCTGATAAAATACTGAAGGTACAATCAAGGTCAATAAAGTTTCCATTGACAGTAGAAGACAAGCTAGTCAAAGTCTCTGACTTGTTAGTCCCGTCTTCTGTTATCTTAAGAGATAACCCAGTCTGAGCTGTGCTAACCCTAGGAAGAACCTTTATTGTTTGAGCATTAGTATTCGGAAGTAGTCTTATCATACTAATATAACTAAAAAAAGGGTTGAGTGTTTTATATAAAAAAAGGGGCCATATAGGCCCCTCCTTATCACCAGGTAAAAACCTATGCTGGATCTCTCTGAGCATTCTCAGTAGCAGTAGGTGTAGACATCCCTGCAAAGGGGTCTGCATCAGTCGCTCCATCTACAAAATTAGGTAGAGTTGTTTCGTTGGCTGTTAAAGTCAACGTATATCCATTTAGATCTCCCATCGCTGTCCCAGTAACGGCAGTACCTCCAGTAACTTCCGCTCCGTGTTCTCTTCCAACCAATAAAAGCTTATTGTCAAATGTCTGTACGAAAACGTGAGGTCTTCCGTAAGTCATAAGCTTAAGCTCTTTGTTGTCCTCCTTAGTCATCTTATGAAGAGTAAGGTTTACTACTTGCTCAAAGAATGTTGTTCCATTCTCAATTGAGCTATTTATATTTGATTCAAGAGAAGAATTACCCTTGACATCATAGGTACTGTAGTTAAAAGCGTTGCTTGGAGCATTAGTTATATCTGCAACCTCATCGTTTGATCCGATTGCTACAGTTCCTAAATCCCCGAAATTAACAAAATGTACTTTTACTACGCCACCTACAGCATCTTTACACGGTTTTTTCCTTCCCCCGGTTAAATCACAAGCCATATTTTTATAGTATTAAAAAAGGGTAGGCAGGCTCAAGGCTCACCT